TTCAGCAACGTATTGACTACAGGAAACACAGCAGGACAAATCATCTTTGAATCTCCTGCAAATACTTTTAGTCAAGGCCAATTCTATATTCAATCTACAGATACATCTACCTCAGACAGTCAAACAATTCAATTATATTCTCAAGTAAGTGCAGATTCAAGCAATGTGAAATTCACAGCATATGGTTCAACATTCTTTGGTAATTGCGTTTCAAGTTTTGATATGACTGTTGACGGAACATCAGGAAACGTACAAATTTTAGCAAATCCGATCTCAAATAACACCGTACTTCACTTCATTGGATCACAAGTAATGTGGTTAGGAAACGTGGTTTCTGGATTGGGAATTGGTCTAGACGGATATACAGATTCAGACATGGCTACAGAAAGCAATGTAGTAATGGCAACAACACAAGGTTCATGAAATGAGAGCAAGAGAATTTATTAGTGAAGGTTTAGCAGATAATCCTGCCGATCCAAGTTTATATGCACCTGGCACATTAAGTGCGATTAAGGGCGCTATTTCAATGCCAGACTTAAGCATGAACAGAACCAGCGGTAGTCCTTATATGCAATGGCGTTTTGGTGTTGCTATGGCAGGCGCACCCGATTTTGAACAAGAGGTACATCAGTCTACAGCAACAGGTGGTGACCCACTATTAGCAACTTATTCAGATGCAGAATTGGAAATTATTCAAGCCACTGCTAAAAAGATTGGTGCAGGTAGAGTTTCAAAACTTACAGACAACCGTAGTAGAGAAGAAGATCACGTGCATAAAGTAAGCCCAGTTTCTAAGCGTAAGTTAAAAAATTATCGTACTGGAAAATAATTTAACAGCATAAAATCCTAATAAGTAATAGTATCAACATTAGGAAACTTATGCAAAATTTAATCGATATCAACAACACCCTTGACTTAGTTAAGTTAAAGTTTTATAACGAATGGCTTTATACTGCACACATCTATGACGAGGGTGATAGTCAACTTCACAAGAACATCACCGAACAAGTCGTTAAGCAATACATCGACCCATTAAACTTACCAAAAGACGCTAAAATCTTAGATTTAGGATGCGGACCTGGTTACTTCTTAGATGAAATGAAGAACCGAGGATACACAGACCTAGTAGGAGTTACACTAAGTCCGGGTGATATCGCTATTTGTGAGAGCAAAGGTCACATTATCAAAAAGTATGACTTGAGTTTTATCCCACAAAGTGATGGATATTATGATGAAAGTGTAGACTTTATCTTTTTACGTCAAGCACTAGAACATAGTCCATATCCTATCTTTAGTTTAATGGAGTACAATCGTATTCTAAAACAAGGTAGCAAAATTTATATTGAAATCCCTGCACCAGACAGTGATCGTAAGCATGAATACAATCCAAATCATTATAGCGTGTTAGGTCCGCAGATGTTAGCGGCATTGTTGCAACGTACTGGTTTTGATATTGATACATTTAATGATTATCAATTTGATATCAGTTTGCCCACTGATGTAAAAGACCCAGAAAACAGCGAACGCATTCAAATGAAAGAAAAGTATTTCTGCATTGTTGCAACTAAAAAGCGTCCATTAGATATCAAGTAAAGTGAATGCAGATTATTTTTGCATAGTATACCCCGGGGGCACAGGTGGAAATCATATGGCAAATATGATTCGCTTGTGTCCCGAAGTTCATTCTGAAGTAGAAGATTATCAAAAAAAGATTATTGAATTTTACGAGAATGAGACATTACGATTACAAAATACAACCTACTTAGATGCTAGAGATGTAAAGGCTCATTTTTTTGATAGCCATAGTGTACAACGATTTCCCAAATCAGATAAACTTGTATTACTAGAAGGTCATTTTCAGCAATATGAGCAGTCTATCTTGGATGGTAAGTTCCCGTATAATCCTAAATGTTTTTGGCTAATAGTAGCATTTCCTAATTGGGATTCACTGCCAGGTAAAAGAATTAGAGCCATGAATTTTTGGCCGCAAAATCCTAATTATTATACTATTCCTTTTAACTTTTTCGTAAACAATAAAATAACAGCAACAGATGAAAATGGCACGTTATTTGATAGTGAAATACTATTTACTGATCAAGGCTCTGAATATTTACGAACTGAGTTAAGAAAATTTGATTTAGAACTTCCTGCTAGTGCTGACATATTGCATAGACATTGGATTGGTTGGATGAGGTTGATTGAGAACTGTCCACCTTTGTTTGATCCAAACTAAATACTGTTATGTTCGATGCATTCAAACAAGCCAAATTACAAAATGCATATAAAAATATGCGTAATTTTAATTTGGGCCCTGAAAAAGAAATGACATTAGACGAATTAAAACGTCTAAGTGGTTCGGGAAAGATTACAGGGGAAATCAATCAACCTATTGATGCGCAACTTATGGCTAAGAAACAACAATATATGCGTGATAACAACATCAAACCAGGTGATAAAGAATGGTTTAAAGTTATGTTTGCCAAACCACATCTTACTGGTGAAGACCCTTTTTCAAAAAAGTAGCATATTAAGTACTAAATAGTATTATGGCAAACGCATTCTCACTAGTAAAGACACCCTATCAGAAAACACTTTTTGCTAATCAAAAGCAATTAGATGATTTTGTGAAATGTTGTGATCCCAATACAGGGTATCTATACTTCATGGATAACTTCTTTCACATACAACACCCAACTAAGGGTAGTATGTTATATCATCCATGGCCTTATCAACAAAAACTAATTGATACCTATCACAATTATAGATTTAGTATCAACTTGATGCCTCGACAAAGTGGTAAGTCAACTAGTGCCGCGGGTTATTTGTTGTGGTATGCAATGTTTATACCAGACAGTACCATTCTTATTGCCGCACACAAGTATACAGGTGCGCAAGAAATTATGCAACGTATACGTTATGCATATGAGAACTGCCCTGATCATATTAAAGCAGGTGTCACAACATACAACAAAGGATCACTGGACTTTGAGAACGGTAGTCGTATTGTAAGTGCAACAACTACTGAAAATACTGGTCGTGGTATGTCTATTACACTGTTATATCTTGACGAGTTCGCATTCGTAAGACCTAGTATTGCTAAAGAATTCTGGACTGCTATTACTCCAACACTATCAACTGGTGGTAAAGCGATTATCACAAGTACCCCAAACAGTGACGAAGATCAATTCGCATTAATTTGGAAAGGTGCAAACAAAACAGAAGATGAATATGGAAATCAAACAGATGTTGGTATAAACGGTTTCAAAGCATATCGTGCGCATTGGAGAGAACAGCCCGGTCGTGATGACAAGTGGGCTGAAGAAATGAAAGCACAGTTAGGTGAAGATCGTTTCAATCGTGAAATCGGTTGTGAATTCATTATTGCTGATGAAACATTAATTAATCCAAACACATTGATTCAATTAGATGGCATTGAACCTATTACACGTATGGGACAAGTACGTTGGTATAAACAACCTACTAAAGGTAATATCTATGTAGTAGGACTTGATCCAAGTCTTGGTACAGGTGGAGATAATGCGGCTATTCAAATCTATGAAGCAAACACTACAACACAGATAGGTGAGTGGAAGCACAATAAAACAGATATCCCTAATCAAATTAAACTGTTAGCACAAATCAACAAGTATATTACAGACATTACCAAAGAACCTAACAATTTATATTACTCAATTGAGAACAACAGTATTGGCGAAGCCGCATTGGTCAGTTTAGCAGAATACGGCGAGAGCAATATTCCAGGTATCTTTATCAGCGAACCGGGCAAAAAGCGTAAGGGCTTTACAACAACACAAAAACCTAAACTAGCGGCCTGTGCAAAATTCAAAACACTACTAGAATCTAAAAAGATGACAGTAAACAGCAAGTCATTAATAAGCGAACTAAAAGAATTTGTTGCTAGTGGTGGCAGTTATGCAGCCAAAGTTGGTGGAACGGACGATCTAGTTATGTCATCCTTACTAGTAGTTAGAATATTCCAACTATTAAGCGACTATAATAGTGACTTAGAGTCACATATTAGGGATCACCAAGAGATCATTGCACCATTGCCCTTCTTTGCCGTTCTAGGGTAAGGGTTGGACTAAATATACATATGGCAGTAGATACAGAAAATTTCAATACTAAATTATACGACCTTTTAAAAGTCAGGGGTTATAAACCTGTCCCATTAAATGCAAAAAACCAGCGTGTTGAGGCTAGTCCACAGGCTGACGTTATTGAATTCAACTTTACCAAAGACGGTGAAGATTATGGTAAGGCATGGGTCAGCATTGATGATGCACAGAAACTAGTCGTATATTATAGCAACGAACAAGCAGATAGTCCAAGTGGTGCAACTCCTGGGCTAGATTATGATGATACGTGGACAGGATTACTAAAGCAACTCAAAAATTGGGCACAACGTAGACAATTAAGTTTTGAGTTATCCGACAAGGACCGTATTAGTGACGATATGAGACATAGGGAATACTACAAAATGAAAGACAATCTATCAGAAGGCTACTACCCAATGGGTAAAAGTGCTAGTTACAGCGATTCAGTACCTAGCGTAAAAATCATATTACAACATACCAGACAAATCCAAGAAGGTGAACAACGTTTCCGTAACATTGCACGTATCTTCTTAGAAAACTCACAAGGTGAAAGAATTCTTGCACCTACAACACGTCCTGGTATTGCCCGTGTCTATGCCCGTCACTTAGCAGAAGGTGGTGTTCCAAATGATGATCGTTGGAATCACATTAAAGGTCTTTGTGAAGAATACAATAAAATGGCTGGATTCGTTCGTGCCACTCGCAATGGACAATTCAATGAATCAGCACAACAATTAGTAAATGAAGGTATCAATCATTATAACAAACTACGTGAATCATTAAGTCGTATGACAGGTAAACGTGGTTATACTGCTTACTTTGAAAGTTGGACTCCTACATTAATGGAGACAGAAGGTGATGATCAAACTAACTTAAATGAATTGTTTGTACAAGAAACACTTGACCCACGCATTGAAAGTGTAATGCCTATCTTATCACGCCTACGCAAAAACATTGGCGAGATGAAAGAAGTAACTGAATTAAGCGAATGGGCTGAAAGCGTTGGCATGGAAGAAGCCACAGACATGAAGACTATTCCTGAAGAGGAAGAAGTTGAAGAAGGCATGGTAGGTAAAATACTTGGTGGCGCGGCATTGATTGCGGCATTGCAAGGAATTAGTTACTTAGAAGCAAAAGATGCATATGATCATAGCCCACAATTACAAAAATTAGAAAAATTCTATCAACGTGCTAAAAAAGAAGGCGACGTAGAAAAGATCAAAGAGATTGAACATAGAATTGAAATGCAAAAAGATCGCTTATCATTAGATAAGGGTGAAGTAATGGGTGATAATGGTAAGCCAATTGATCCTGTTTATGAATCAGACGATGAATTAGCAAAAATTAAAGAATTGTTAAAAAAAAATCCTGAACTTGCCAAAAAATTTGCAAGGATGGAACCCAAAGATCAAGACGAATTAGTTACTAAATTATCTATTGCTAGCAAAAAAGCCAGAGAAAAATCTGATGGTTCAGGTGCTAGCGCAGAAGATTGGGGCCGTGCATTAAAAGGCATCGTAGGATTAGCAGGTATTGGTGGTATGGGATTGCCAGCAGGTTACTATGAAGAGGGCGAAGAACATGAAGAAGGTGTAGCAGAAAGTTCATTAAACGAATTTGCACCAGGTGAAAACCCCGGTGGTAATAGTGGTGATGAATATATCAGAACGCTAGCAAGTGCTTGGTATAACCAAGATTTAAGTGCTATTGCTGATCAAGTTAGAAAAGATAAG